CTAAAAATTTAAAATCTGTCTACATAAACATACAATCATGGGTGACCCCAAAATTTGAACATGACAATTGGAATAGGGTTGTTTGTAATTTAAGTAGAGAAATAAAACACTCAGTTTACAACTCAATAACAACTGAAATTTTCCAAGAAAAAAGCATCGTTGATTTAGATTTACGGACAAGTGGAATATCCCACGGAAAAAAGTCATTCTTTAACTTGGAGGTTAATCTCTATACAAATATAGAATTAGATTTTAAATCTCACGAAATTAAAGAATCCATTAAAAAAATTGTAAAAAACATCTTCAAAAATAACATTAATGAAAACAAATATTTTGATTTTTCAACATCAAAAAAAGAAACTAATCAATAAACTATCTATTATTGGATATTTATTTTAAAAACCTTGATGAAAAATCTTAGAATATTAGAAGCAAGTGAGCTTGGACATGGTATCTTGGTCGAAATGGATGCAGGATATGTTTCACCTAAAGACGAACATAATGCAAATATCTTAAAAGAAGCATCGAATTTGGATTATAGAAACCCATTTGAATTTTATGCTGTTTTACAAAAATACGATACACCAAATAGAAACGGTAGATTCTATCCAAAAAGAATTTTAGAAAGAGAGGCCGAGAATTATAAAAAGACTATTGCAAAAGGTTTATCGACTTCAGAGTTAAATCACCCTGAATCTTCACTTATTGATTTAGATAGAGTGTCTCATATTATAACTGACATTTGGTGGGATAAGAATATCCTAATGGGAAAACTTAAATTATTAACATCGCCAGGTTTTCACGAAAGAGGGATTGTTTCAACAAAAGGAGACATTGCTGCAAACCTAATGAGACAAGGTGTTACTATGGGTGTTTCATCAAGAGGGGTTGGTTCTCTTAAAAAAGTTGGAGAAAGAAACGAAGTACAAGATGACTTTGAATTAATTTGTTTTGATTTAGTTTCTTCACCCTCAACACCAGGAGCTTATTTATTTTCAAATCCTGAAGATAGAAACAATTATGAAGAAAATTTAGATGAGGAAAGAAATCGTAAAGAATCAAATCAGTTTGCTGAGAAATCAGTTGACTTAATGAAAAAATTAAACGATTTTTTAGGAAAATAATTAAACATGGACGAAAAGTATTTTGTAGCAAAAATTCAGTACGATTTACCTGATGAAAATTCAGGAAAGATTAAAAAAATCAGAGAAGAAAAACTTGTTAAAGGTTTTTCGGTAACAGATGTTGAGGCGAAAGTTACAACAAAGTACGAAGGATTCACACACGATTGGAGAATAACTTCGGTATCTGAAAGTAAAATCGATGAAGTAATTGAAAAGTAATTTAATAAAAGTGGTCATTTGACCACTTTTTTTATTTGGTAGATATTTATCAAATAAAAAATATGAACTTTCAAGTCACATTCTCCGCAGGTACAGGTCCTGTTAATTCAAGTTTAAAAATAATTAACGCTTCATCATGGTCGACTTGTTTGGCCTATTGTGAAGGGACAGGTGTAGATATTAGTCAGATATGGTATTTGGGTAACACAGAAGTTGTTGTTAATGATGAAACAACAACAAATTGTTTTCAAGTAACATTAAAATCTAATACAACACAATTACAAAATAGTTACATGGTTTTTGATACAAGTTATAATACATTACAAACTTGGATAGGTGCTCAAACAAATAAAGTTGTTGCTAGTATTACTTTACAACAAAAAACTTACGTGGTAGTTTAATAAAAACTACTTTTTTTAGTTTTGACACTATTTATTAGTTAAATTAAATAATTTTTTAATGCAAGAAAATAAATCATTAGTACAAGAGGCGCTTATTCAAATGAGAAATGTTGAAGAGGCTATCGCCGAAAATGCAAAAGGAATACTTCATTCTACAATGAAAGAAGAAATCAATCAATTAGTAAAAGAATCTCTTTCTGAACAAGACGAGGTTGATTTAGATGCAGACATTGAAGACGACGTAGACACAGATGATGTGGATATGGACGTTGATATGGATGTTGATAACGACACAGAAGACATGGATATGGATGTTGATACAGAATTTGACATGGACTCTGAGGACGAAAGTCCTATAGATTTGACTGACGCATCTGACGAAGAAATTCTTAAAGTGTTCAAGGCTATGGGTGAAGAAGACGGAATCATCGTTAAAAAAGATGGTGAAGACATTCACTTAACAGACAACGACGCTGATACAGAATACTTGGTAAAGCTTGGTGAGTCTGAAGAAGATGAAATAAATATGAACGAAACAGACGAAATTATGAACCAAACAGAAACAGACGAGTCAGTACAAGACGTAATTGACGCAATTTTCTCTAAAAACGGAGACACATCAGAAGTAGATATCGAAGATATTGAATCAGATGATGAAATGATGGAATCAGATGATGATGAAGTTGTTTACGAAATTCATTTAGATGATGAAGATGAAATGATGGAATCAGATGATGAAGAGTTAGACGAATCAGATGATGAAGAGTTAGACGAATCAGATGACGATGATGAAATGATGGAATCGTATCAAGATGAAGATGAAATGATGGAATCAGATGATGATGACGAAGAAGAGGAACTTGACGAAGATGAAGAATCTATTGACGAATCTTATAACCACAGAAGAGCGGTTAGAGAAGGTAAATCAACAGTTAAACCTAAAGGTGTTGGAATTGGCTCAGGACCTAAATTCACTTACAAAAATAAAGCTGCAGGTGGATTTAAAGAGGACAAAAAAGAAGGTCCTAAATCAGTAGGTACTGGTAAAGCAAAATTCGAATACAAGAAAGGTGCTAACATGGAAGGAAAATCTAAAGTTGTTAAAGCTGAAACTAAAGAAGGTTATGGCTCCAAAAAACATGAATTCAAACGTAAAAAGGTTGATGGCGTAGAAAAGAAAGCTGGCACGAAAGATGGCCACTATAAAGACTACGAAAAAACAGAGACTAAAGAAGCGGCAAGAACTTATGGATTTGGTTCAAAAGAAGGTAGAGGTTTAAGAAAAGGAATAACTAACAACAGAAATTACGTTTATAGTAATAATGGTGTTAAAGTAGAATCTACACAAGCAGAAGTTAGTATGTTGAGAGAAAAGAACGAAGAGTATAGAAAAGCATTAAATATTTTCAGAGAAAAATTAAATGAAGTTGCTATATTCAATTCAAATTTAGCTTATGCTACAAGATTGTTCACAGAACATTCAACAACTAAAAAAGAAAAAATAAATATCCTAAGAAGATTCGACGGAGTTGAAACATTAAAAGAATCAAAAAATCTTTATAAATCAATTAAAGACGAATTATCAAACGGTGACACACAATCAATTACTGAATCAGTTGAAACAAAATTAAACAAACAAGTTTCTACAGGTTCATCAGTTAATCTAATTGAGTCTAAGACATACGAAAATCCACAATTCTTAAGAATTAAAGATTTAATGTCTAAGTTATAAGATTAATAAAAATAAATAAAACAAAACAAATATTTTAAAATGGGAGCATTATTAGAATCAGGTCTTGTTGGTAACATCGGTCTTAAGCACCTTAAAGTTATCAAAGAAGATACAATCAACAAATGGGACAAATTAGGCTTTTTAGAAGGTCTTAAAGGTCACATGAGAGAAAACGTAGCTCAACTTTACGAAAACCAAGCATCATTTTTAATCAATGAAGCATCATCTACATCTGATACAGGTGCATTTGAAACAGTTGTTTTCCCTATCGTTAGAAGAGTATTCTCTAAATTATTGGCAAACGATATCGTTTCAGTACAAGCAATGAACTTACCAATCGGTAAATTATTCTACTTCGTACCTAACATTCAAGATTACAGAACAGGTGGTGGTCAAGATGACAACACTGGTATTCATTACGCACCTTACGGAGCACCTAACGCTAACGCGGCTGATACACCTAACAGTGGATATAACTATAATGAAGGTAGAGACCTTTATGATAGATTCTACGAAGGTAACGAACCAGCATTAGACCCTCCAGGTTTATATGACTATTCTAAAGGTCAGTTCTCAGCTATCACAGGTACTGCAGTAACTGCACAATGGAATAACGCAACATTAAACTTAGACCCAGCAGCTTACGCTGAAGATAACTACAGAAAAGTGTTAGTTATTATGTCAGGTTTCGCATCTGATGGAGCTGGTAAATTAATCGGTCCTGATGGTCAACCAATGGATAACGAATCTTTCTTATCTGATTTAACAATTTATGGTATTGGTACTAACACAACTACATCTGGTACAACTAGAGGTGGTGGAGCTGGTCCTTACTTATTCAGAGTTGTAACTCAAAGATATGGTAAAGGTATCGTTCAATATGGTAATAACAACGCAACATTAGCATTCCCTAACTCAAAAACTGGTGGTGGTCAATACGACGACATCTGTGATGCTGCTGGTCAAATCTACTTA